GCCTACTACGTATTCCCAAGATTATCAAAGTTTGAACCAGACATGGATGTGTTTCAAATCAAGATGGATTATTACAAGAGTCGTTTCCAAGAAGAAATTCAAGCAGTAATTTTAGACGGCGTGGAATATGATATAGACAATGACGGCACTGTAACAGATGTTGAAAAAGAGCCATCATATTTCCTTCGCCTACAAAGGTAAGGTAATATGAGTCTAAGAAACGATTTCGCAGATAACATTGTTGATGTTTTAAAAAACATGCGTGACCCTAAACCTATATTGGTTACAAGGGAACCATTTGATGTTGAAAAATTAGCAATTACACAATTTCCCGCAATACTAGTTTTAACAGGCAGTGAAGACCGTGAAGATTATTCAATGGGTATCAAACGCCAAGGTATAATCACTTACACTGTAAGAGGATTTGTGCGTGGTGGTGCAGAACTAGATCGCCAACGCAATGATCTTATTGAACGTGTTGAAGAAACACTTGATTTAGACCGTTCAAGAGGAAGCAATAGAAAAGACACTAAAACAGAAGTTGTTTCTATTGAAGTTATAGAAAGGTTGCCGCCCCTTGGTGAGGTGGCCATTACTGTACAAGTAAGATACCTATACGATAAGGGGACAAACTAATGAGCAAAGTAAAAGTAACAAAAGAAGGCGTTACACAAGAAATTAAAAAACGTTTTCTGCACAATTTTATTGCCCAAGGCTGGAAAGTTGAAGGCGATAAAAAAGTCAGCAAGATTGGCAAAGCCAAAGCCACTGCTGATGTCATAGAGGAGGAAACTACTCCTCAAGAAGATGAGGATAATTGGACATTTGACGCAAGAGATTTTGTTCAAGATGATGCCTCTATGCCAAACGATAAACAAGGAGAAGAGTGATGGCTACATACGAAGGTTCCGCAGGAACAGTAAAAATCAAGTCCGGCTCAGATACTCTCACAGCAGTGGCGAGTGTTAGAACATGGAGCATGGATATTACACGTGACACCGTTGAAGATACTTCAATGGGTTCAAATGGTGTAAGAACTTACAAAAAAGGACTACAGTCTTACAGTGGTTCAATGGACATTGTGTTTGATAGTTCAGAAGATGCAGCAGTATCAACTGCACTAACACCAGACACAGATGACACTGTTAGCATTGAAGTTTATGCAGACGGTAGTGATGACACTACTAAGTTTGCAGGTGATGTTATTGTAACTTCTTATTCAATTACTGCAAGTTACGATGGACTAGTTGAAGCAACTGTATCTTTCCAAGGTACTGGTGCACTGTCAACTACAAACATCTAAGGTGTAACGATGGGTGTTACGGTTTCTGGCGTCAATGCTGCAATGAGGGCAATAGAGCAAATCGTTGAAAACGAAAAAACTGCTCTACAAAACACTTATGCAAGTGAAGTCAGAAGTCGTACACCTATTGACCAAGGTAGAGCCAGACGTGGATGGCAAAAACGTTCAAGTGGCAAGGACAAAGTTGTTTACAACAAAGTTCCTTATATTGAAAGACTTGAACAAGGTTGGTCAAAACAAGCACCACGTGGCTTTACACAACAAGCAGTGAAATCAACCGTTAACAAAAGGAAAACAAGATGAGTGAAACTAAACCCCTAAATGCTATTCAAAAAGCAACTTCACACTACAAGTCACAAATAGGTGGCGATCTTTCAGTCTTCAATGTAGAAGAATGGGATCTTGACATCTATTACAGAAAGGTAACAAGTCTTAGAGCAGAATCAGATGTTGTTGATTTGGCTCGTCAAGGCAAAACAGTAGAAGCAATGGTAATGAGTATCATTAACAAAGCCAGAGATAAAGATGGCAAACTACTTTTTAGCAAGCATGACAAAAATACCTTTATGAATGAAGTAGACCCGCAGGTTGTTTTAAAAGTTGCAAATAAATTAAACAGCATGGAATTGCCTGGCGTGGAGGAAATTGAAAAAAACTTAGAGGAGATCCAGAACTCCGATGGCTAATGTTCATAGCCAAAGAACTGGGTCTCACACTAAAACAGGCACTTGAAGAATTAAGTGATTTAGAATTTAGAATGTGGGTTGCATATTACTCACAGGACGCAAAAGAAAAAGAGAGGGCTATGAAGCATGGCAGACGCAGAAATTCTCGTTAAGATAGTGGACAAAACCCGAGGGGGGATGTCCAGTGTCAAGAAAAATTTAGATGATGTAGACCGTAGTGCTAAGAATGCTAATGGTAGTTTTCTTACACTAAATCGTGCAGTAGGTGCGTTTGCCGCAGCCCTTTCTGTTCAAGCAATCGCAAACTTTGGTACAAGTGTTCAAAATTTACAAAACAGATTAAAACTATTGCCAGATAGTTTTGGTAGTGTTGCAGATAACTTAGATAGAGTTAGAGATATTGCAAATGCTACACAACAGCCAATTGATGCTACAGCAGACCTATTCCAAAAAATTGCAAGAAGTGCAGACCAATATGGACTAAGTGCGCAAAACGTAGGCACAGTTACAGAAACATTTGCAAACTTACTAAGACTTGCAGGTGCAGATGCTGCCGCAGCAGATGGTGCAATTAGACAGTTAGGCCAAGCACTAGGTAGTGGTGCGTTACGTGGTGACGAATTCAATAGTATTGTTGAAGCAACTGCTGGTGAAATTTTACCATTGCTTGCAAGAGAACTTGGTGTAACACAAGGACAAGTTAGAGAACTTGCCAGTGAAGGCAAGATTACTGGTGATGTTCTTATCAATGCACTAGGTACTGCCGCAGACGAAGTAGGTGCAAGAACAGGCAACATGGCTGTTACAATTGGCGGTGCTCTTACAACATTACAAAACAACTTCCTTGTATTAGGTTCAAAAGCAAGTCCAGTATTTGACACAATCGCATCAGGTATACTGTTAGTTGCAGAAAATTTAGAAACTGCAATTACATTTGCTGGTGCATTTGTTGCATCATTTGCCGCAGCCAAACTTGCTGCCGCAGTAAGTGCGTTAGGTGGTCTTAGAGCAGCAATACTTGCTGTAAACACAGCAATAATGGCAAACCCAATAGGACTTATAGCAACTGGTATTGCTGTTGCAATTACTGGCATAATAACCTACTGGGATGAATTAAAATTTGCTGTAGAAAATACATTTACCTACATGCAAATTGCCTATCAAAAATTTGTAATTGGATTTACTGAAGGTATTGAAAATGCAATCAACAGTGTATACAATGCATTTGTAAGTTTAGGCGACAATACTAGAGCAATATTTGCAGGTATTGGTGCAGCACTTGCAGATCCATTAAATGCAACAGAAGCATTTGCTACAGCAATGGAAGAAAGCCTAAGTGCAAGTGCAGAACGTACTACAGAAAAATTAGTAGACTTTAGTGGATCACTTGTAGACAACAAAGCACGTCTAAGTGAACTTGAACAACAACTTGCAAGTGCCAAAGCAGAATTTAACGAAACAAGTGATAGCACACAAGATAATACAACTGCTGTAAATGAAAATGCCAACAGTTGGGAAAGAGTAAGTTCTGGTGTAGAAACAACCAACAAAGAATTAGAACGTGCTCAAGAAAACTATAACAATTTCCTAAGCAATTTAAAACGCAGTGTAGAACTTGCACAGTATGACAGCAAGGAACGCCAACGTCAACAAGCAATCTACAAAGCACTTGAACTGCGTACAAAAGCACTTGCAGCAGAACAAAAAACATTAGGAGAGGCAGAACGTGCAGAAATTACTGCAACTATTAATGCACTGTTTGATAAGCAAGAAGCATACGAAGCAGAACTTGAATTAATTGAAGAACGCAAAGACTTCATCAAAGACACTGAAGAAGAAATACGTGATATCACACGTGAAACAATGAATGAAGTTCAACGTCTTGAACAAGAAAAGAATGACTTTATCAGTGAAGCAAGACGTTTGGGTGTTGCAGAACATGAATCAACACAAGATAGAATACTTGCATACGACGAGCAAATTAAATCTGCACAAATTGACCTAGAAGAAGATTTACGCAAAAAACGTCAACAAGCAATTGATGACACTGTAAGTGAATACTCAAGTCTATACGGCTTTATGGGCGATAAACTACAAGAACTTACTGGTGTATCAAGCAAAGAGTTCGGCCTAATACGTGATGTTGTAAAAATTACATTTGGCACAGACATTCAAGAAATACTAAAAACTACATTTGCAAATGGTGTGTTTGCAGTAGGTAACTTTGGTGACGAAAGTAAAAACATTGTAGGCGATCTTGCAACTGGCATTGGCACTGAAATGAAAACCAGTGAAGGTAGCATATTTGATTTTGCAAGCAATGGCCTAACTACAATGACTGGTTTTGTAAAAGGTGTGCTCAACAACTTCTCTACACTAGGTGGCGGTATAATCAATGTGCTTGGTACAGCATTTGAATATCTAACTGGTGGCTTCTCAAGTGTGTTTGGTTCACTTAGTGGTCTAATTGATGGCTTCTTTGGGTTTGTAGGCGGCATGATTGGCGGCATTACAGAAATACCATTTATGGCCAAAGGTGGCTTTATTCCGCAAGGTGGTGCTGCGATTGTAGGTGAAGCAGGTCCAGAGATTGTGCGTGGTCCAGCAACAGTTACAAGTGCAGAAGAAACTGCTGACATACTAACTGGCGGTGTACCAGGCGGCAATGTAAATGTCAGTTTCAACATCAGCACTGTAGATGCACGTGGCTTTGATGAATTATTAACAAGCAGAAGAGATGTAATAACAGATTTAATTAGAACTGCTGTTATAGAATCTCCTAGCAGACAACTTAGAGGAGTTTACTAATGGCTTTTCCATTAACTGACAAAGTTACACAATTAGATTTTTACAGTCAACAACCTACATTGATTAGCACAAGCCTAAGTGGCAAAGAACAAAGGGCACAACTAAGCAGTCAAAAATGGGCTGTTAGTATGCGCCTAAACAATCTTAGTGATGCAGACAGACGCACACTTCAAAGTTTTGCGCAAGAACAAAATGGTTCATTAAATAGTTTTGAATTAGAATTGCCAAGTGACCTTGCTGATTCAAGTGCAGGATATACAGGTAGCATTGCAGTTGATGGTGCACATTCAGCAGGTGCAACAACAGTATCAATTAGCACAAGTGCAGCAAATGGTACATATGCAGTTAAAAAAGGTGATTTGATACGTTTTGCAGGAGCAGTAAAAACTTACATGGTAACAAGTGATACAACAGTAGATATAAGTGGCGATGCAGATATTTCAATTAGTCCTGCATTGCAAACAGACCTAACAGATACAACTGTAGTTACACATACAAATGTAAGTTTAAATGTAAGATTAGACAGTGACTTTGGTTATAAAATTGCACAAGAATTATTTGCAAGTGTTAAAATGGATTTTATTGAGGTAATTTAATGGCCAGAGATTTAACAGCAAATCAACAATCAAGACTAGCAGATAATCCTTATCGTGCTGAACGTTTGATTGAATTACAAACACCAGATACAAATTATTTTTATACTACTGGTGACAAGAATATAGATGTATCAACTGACACAAGTTTTGGTACACAAACTTTTCTTGCAAATATGCCTGTTGAATTAGTAACAGAATTAGTTGAATTATACGAACCAGGTTTAAATGAAGTTGGTATTACAATAAGTGATATTAGTAATTCATTATATTCAGATGTTACTAGAATAAATGACAATTACGATTATCAAAAAACAGAATTAAACATATACCTACTTTTTACTGATATTTCAACTGGCACTGCTTATACTAGTGATGTAATTACATTATTTAGAGGCAATGTTTATAAAGTTGATGCATTGCGCAATGAAAATAATTTAACTATAAACATTCGTGCAAATAATGTATTCAGCAATTTTATAGGTGTAAATGGATTGACTACAGCAGACTTTCCACAAGGCATGATTACAGATGATATAGATTGGGGACGTTAACATGGCAAGTTTTATTCCAAGTTTTAGAGATTTTACGCAACCCGATATAATCAATGTTACACCAAATAAAATTGTAAAACAAAGCAACAGTCCATTAGATGCTGCTAATATACCAGTTGTATATGGATTGCGTAGAATTACACCACCAAGAATATTCACAAGAATAAGTGACCAAGACCCTAATACATTGATTTGCGTTTACGCATTATCAATGGGCGAATGTCTTGGCATTTATAGATTGTTTGTTGATGATGTATATGTGCAAACAGATACAGCAATGGCAATTGATGAAACTAATATACCAGCAGACAGCACCAACAGAACTGTTGTAAATCCATTAGGCACAAGTATATTTTCAGGTGTTGCACAGTTTGAATTTCTTGCAGGCAATGAACGTGCAATGTATGATGACTACAATGGTAGTATTGCAAGAGTAGATGGATTTGAAAGTAAATTACTTGTACAGCACATAAAAAATGCTGGAGATAGACCTACATATGACGATGATTTGTGTTTATTGGTTTGCACATTTACAGACGATGGCACAGATGAAAATCCTTACAATCAAATACCAGTAATTACTTTAGACCTTTTTGGTAGACGTGTAAGATCAAGTGGACTTGTAAATGACACTTATCTAAACAGAAGTTATTCAATAAATCCAGTAGAATGCCTATTTGATTACATGACCAACGGCGAATATGGTTGTGACATGCCAGTAGGTATATTTGATGGATTAGAAACAGGCACAAGTTGGGATGATGTGCGTGATTATTGTGATGTTACAGAAGTAACACAAATTGATGATGGTTCGCAAATCAGCAACACACGTTACACAATGAACAAAGTGCTAGACACTGGCACAGATAGAATCAGCAATGTTTTAGAAATACTCAAAACATATTTGTTTCTTATGCCTTGGATTGATGGCAAATTTAAACTGTTTGAAGAAGGTCAAGGCACACCAGAGGTTACAATCAACGAAGATAGTATTGTAAGTGAGTTTAGAATTACATATCCTGAAGCAAACACAAGATACAATAGTGTAACCTACAACTACATAGAACCACAGATTGGTTTTTCAAGTGTGCGTAGAGTTTTTCCAGCAGCAACAAGCACAGAATATACCACATACCTTGCAGAAGACAATGGCAATGTGCGCAATTTAGAACTTAGCCTAACAGGTGTTACCAATGTATTGCAAGCAGAACGCATTGCAAAAACATACCTACTAAAATCTAGATTACAAGCCAAGTATGAATTTACAGTTGTAAAAGACTTTTTCAAATATCGTGTAGGTGATATTGTAAACTTTAGCAGCAATGTACCTAGCCTAACTTTAGTGCCAATACGCATTGTAAAAATGACAGTACTAGACAATGATCTAATTACTGTTGAAGCATACAGTCACACAAACAGTTTTTACACACCGTTTCCAGATTTTACAACACAAAAACCAACATACACACAACCACTTATACCTGGTACTGGTGGTGTTATACAACCAGGTGGCGACGATATTGGTATCAATCCTCCAGGTGGCGATGATGGCAACCCAGGTGGCGACCAACCAGGTCCAACACCTATTGTTCCAGATCCAGATCCAGAGCCAACACCAATACCAGACTATGCATACACACTAGTAAGTGGTAGTTTAGACACTGTAGGTGGTGCAACAGACAAGTATCCTTATAGATTTTATGAAGGTGCGATTGCTGCTGGTGATTTATTTGCAGCAACCAAAGAAGATGGTGAATATTTTCCATCACCGATTACATTTTGGGATAGAAATTGTGCAACACACACAAGATTTGTAAATCATACCTATAGATTATGCATGACCATTGTAGATAGACTTGCACCAGACAATGCAAGACTAGCAATGGTATATCAATTGCCTAACAACAAATATGGCATTTGTAGAAAAGAACAAAATACACTTGCACCAGACTTTTACTTTTGGGATCCAGAAACACCAACAGATACTGTTGAAGTATACAACACAACACTTGGACAAAACACTATAACATACCAAACTTTTAAAGGTTATGCACTAGAATTAGCAAGAAATACCAAACGCAACACTAAGTTTCCTACAAGAAGTTTTGAAGGATTTTATGATTTCTATTTTAATAATCCAGAAATATATCCTACAGGTGGCGGATTCAACAATGAACATCGTGATATACACAAACAAAGAATAATTAGGCACTACATGAATCCAATGGTAGGTAAACCAAACTTTGTAGGCGATGATACTAGTTTTACATTTAGATACAAATTGTATCATCCAGTAACACTAGAATATTATGGTAGTGGCGAAGTGTTGATGGGACCGCAGCAAATCACAGGTACAGACGCAGAAGCAAGCAGTCAACAAGAATATTTTGTTGCATCACACCAAAACTACCCAGGAATACCATTTTAAGTAAGGACAAGATATGGCACAAACAATTACAAGTGGAATATTAGCAGCAGACAGTGTTACAATACGTCCTTTAGGAAGTATTACTTGGAATGACCTTGACAGCAGTCCTTACAGTTCATGGGAAAATTGGACCAGTTGGAGTGCAGAACCAAGCAACATTGTTGTAAGTGAAACAGTAGACACTGGCACAAGTGCATACTATATACCATTGGCAAATATTGAAACACAAGGCGATCTTACTGTTAGTGTTGATTACAGTGACACAGGATTGTTTAGTGGCGAAGAAACTACAGTTAGTTTTCCTACAGACAATGTAGCAACAGACATTGAACAAGGCAGATATGTGCGTTGGAACTTTACTGTTGCACCTACAGCAAGTGAACCGGTTCCATATCTATTCTACAATGTGCAAGCAAGTGATTCGCCAGTAGATATATATCTTGAAGATGTTGCTGTGCCTGAATTACCAACAGACAGTTTGGGCTTTAGATTGGTAGATCATCCACTAGGACGCATCAATCATGTACAAGCAACTACATTGCAAGGTGATACTTATGTAGACAATGGGTATGTGTTTACATTCTCAGCACTAGATGACTATGTGCGCACAGCAAACACAAGTTTCCAAGATTCAATAAAAGTCTTTACTTTGACGGTACCAGTGACGGACTTAGCCTAGACAACAGCAGCAGTGACCTAATCAGTGGAGGCACTTTTACAATTGAATTTAACTTCCTTGTGCCTGGTGATTCAGGTGTGTTTACTGCCAGTGAAAGTATACAACTTGTACACTTAGAAACTGGATCACCTGATTTAGAAATATTCTTAGGTGTTGCAAGAACCAGTGATGACGAACCTTTGATTACATATCAAGGTCCTGGTCTTAGTAGTCCAGAATATCACAACACAATTATTGAACCAGACACTTGGTATCATTATGCTTGGACACTAGAAAGTGGCACACTTGTAGAAGCATACATTGATGGTGCAGATGGTAGTGCTCCAACATTGACTAGTTCATTGCCAAGCATAAGCACAATAGAATTTGGTTATGATTCAGCACTAAGTCAATACTATGAAGTGTATTTTGATGAAATAAGAATCAGTGACGGTATTGTGCGTTATCCAGAACCAGGCATTACACGTTATGAGCCTTGGGTCAGTGACGAATATACAACTATGCTTATACACGGTGATGACACTATTGAAGACGACAACCTAGTACGCACAGGAACAGAAGACTATTTCTACAGACAGAATGGCGGTAGTGCAGTGGTAGAAGCCAAGAATCCACTTGCACTCAAAGTAGTAGATTACAACGGCGATGCTTGGGATGGTGCAGTAGACTTGCACCTAAGAGGATTACCCAAAGTTGCTAAGATAGGCAACCAATTGGCAATTAAATATGACAACTAAAGGAGAACAAACATGGGATGGGGTACAGCAGGTAACGTAAGCACAGCAAACCTAGACAGTGCAACAGACAATCCAAGCCTTGCAAGAGCAGATCTAAATGCAGCAATGCTTGAACTACAAAACGTAATTAATGGTAGAGGTACAGCAAGTGGTGTTGCTAGTCTTGACGCAAACACCAAAGTGCCAAACACACAACTACCAGACACAATAGTATCAAGTGCAGGACAACCACTACTGCTACAACCTAGCAGTGGCAGAGTTACCATACAAGACATACTAAAACTTACGCCTAAGACCACCGCACAACTTGAAGCATTGAGTGCATTTGAAGGAGACATTGCATACTGCTCAGATGGTGACGGTGGCAGCAAATGCGTAGCAATCTATGATGGTAGCAATTGGTTGCGTGTGGCACTTGGATCAGCAATTAGTGCAACATAATGAAAAACGCAGATCCTTTTATAGCAGAACAACGTTGGAACACTTTTGAAACTACACAAAACTGTCCAGTGTGCGACCATGACAAATTTTTCTTGCGCAAAATAGTTGCAAAAAAAGACACACCCCAACATTGGCGTTACACTTGCAATGTGTGTAAATGCCAATGGTTTAAGCCTTGGCAAGAACACGTAAATACACATGAACAGGCGTGAGGGCTAGGGGTAATCCAAACACTTGTTTTCCGACAGAAAAGGCCATTTTTATGGTCTTTTCTTTTATTAGTGCTAAATAAAAGTGTAGGAGATGTTGGCTGTCAAAATCTACTATCTACATTTTGTTTATTGCCATTTACAAATACTCCGTGGATGTTAACATCTTCCTACAATCTCTAATAGTACAGACAATTCCTATAAAAGTACGGGCCCTGCGATAGCATCAAAGGGCCTTTTTCTATCTAGCAAAAACAAATAAGAGCCATCCTCTGCGATTTGCCTAAACTAACGGACTCCTTTCGGCGTTAAATGGCGATTTGCAAAATTTCTTCAGTTATATAGGCCTATATGTATAATGGTACTGGCCATCCAAAATTCTCCAATAAAATCAATGATTTAGTTGACTTTTCTTTTTTGTGGTGTTATTATATAATAATGCTAAATACATGTACACAACGGAGAAAACAATGGCAAAATATTACATTTATTACAATCACGAAACAGAAAACGACTTCTGTACA